CATTTAGAAGCCCTAAAGGTCAAACGCTATTCTTCTTATGCGGAGAGTCAAGCGGAACGTTGTATCGTAACTTCGTGGACAAAGAAACAAGTATTACCAAATTATTCAAAGGCGCTGTAAGACATATTGGCGGAAGTCAAAAAGGTGGAGAGCGCATAGAAATAGATGTAGCATATGGAGACTTTGTAGAAACTAAGAACGTCTATATGGTTGGGTATAAGACAATAGCCAGCGAAGATAAGATACTTGGTGGTAGTCCATATCTGATGTTATTAGATGAAGCTAACAAAGCACACCCAAATTTTATTAAGCAAGCAATCACTCGTGTTGGATCTGTAGGCATGAAACTTATTGCAACGAGCAACGGAGATGATCCAGATTTAGAGTTATACAATTATTTGAATGCATGTAGGCCACACGATAAGTACAAAGAAGATGTCCCACTCACGACAATTGAACAAATGAATGAAGTAGAACCTAAAAAGAGTTGGGCATATTGGTTCTTTGGCTTAGAAGATAGACCAGGGAAAACAAGCGAGTGGATCAAGCGAATGCATGCCACACACCCTAAAGGATCATTCTACTACAACGCGTTTGTGCTCGGTATACGTGGAGCAACAGACGGTGTATTGTATGGCCACTTGATGAAGAAGAGCCATGTTGTCGATGAGAAGCGTTTAAATTTTAGTTCAATAATTGAGCTGCAGTGTGGTGTTGACGTTGGTTCTGGTGGATCTAAAGCAACACAAGAAAACGCTAAGACGATTTTTATCCTGACTGCGTTCAGTAAAGAGTACCAAAGGGCTGTTGTACTTGACGCTTATGAAAGCAAGGAAGTATCACACGCTAAAACGCTTGACGAGCTTTATATGTTTCTTAGGGATTGGGTCATGATGTTTGGCCACCGATTCCGTTCTATCTGGATTGATAGTGCAGAACGTGCTCTGATTGAAACTGCTAGGGGTAAAGAAAGCCCAATATCAAAACTTGGGGTTACTGTCCAAAGTTCTATCAAGAACACTAAGACGGTCACAGCTAAGTCAAGAGTTGCACTTAAAGAACAATTAATTTACAACGACAGATTATTATTTACAAATAGACCAGGGGCATTAGAAGCAAGAAGACAACTTGCTAAGGTCAAGGGTCATATGGGCGAAACAATTGATGAGAACATGTTGCATAACGATTATAACGACGGCTTAGACTACTCGCTCACGCCAAACATGACAAGATTACTAAGGAGAAGATAACATGGGTTATGGATTTAATCTAAAGAACGTGTCATTACTGCACGATTTACAATCTAATGAAAGATATCAGTTTAACTTGTACAGGAATCGTGTATTCTTGACAGGCAACGCTGCAGTAGTACAAAAGTTCTATAAAGTTGACGCTCCTACCTTGATTGATGACTTCTGGGAAAGAAACCAGATTAGGCAGTCATATTTATATCGAAGCAAGTCTGATGAAGCTTTAGTGTTCTATGGCATTATCAAGATGATCAATGACGCTTACGTAAGACTAGTTTGTTCGAACGGATTTAACGTTAGCGTATCCAAAAAAGGCGCTAATTCAAAAGACAAAGAAAAAACAGCTATTCTGGAAAGTATTCTAGACTTTAACAACTTCAAATCAAACAAATGGATGATTGGGGAATCCCTTCAAAGTGGATTAGGTCATTTTGCTTACAAGACAGCAATTGATACCGAAATCAGCACCGACTATCCGATCATCGAAATAGTAGAACCAGAATACATCGAAGTGATCAAGAAGCGTGATTTCGTTGTAGGCTATATATTCAAGCAAAGAAAGACCGTAAACGATAGAAAGTATGAAGTTCACGAGATATGGGAAAAGGACGGCAGCGTTGTTATTACCTATCAATTATGGGACGTTACCGATAAACCAAATCAATTAAAGTGGTATGAAGAACCTAAAATACTTGAAGCGTTCGGAATGTCTGAAACAGATGATGTTGTAACAGACTTTAACTCATTGAAAATCATTCCTGTATTGCTCAAAACAAACACAGGTTATAACAGCTGGTTCTTAACTTCAAGTTATGGAGAAGCTGACACACAAGGGTTAGACAAGCTAGAAGATACACTCACAGAGATTCTATCGAGCCTTGCAACTGAAATACGCAAAGCACGTGTAAGAGTTTTAATTGCAGAAGACCTAATTCCACACAATGAGAATGGTGCTCCTGTTGGAGAATATGAACGAGCTCTAAAGGATTATGAAATTATTCGTGGCGATCTAAACGACGCAAAGAACCTTATACAATACGTGCAAGGTAACATCAATGCTGAAAAGTACCTTGAAGTGTCAAAACAGTACATTGCAAACGCGATTAACAAAGCAAAGCTACACCCTATCACTGTTGGAATCACAGGATTAGAAAGCATTGTATCAAGTGCTGAAAGTCAAGTGGAACGTGAAAAAACATCTATCCGAACACGTGAATTAAAACTCAACGGTTGGAGAGAAGCGTTCGAGCACTACTTCAATGTCTTGCTTCAAGTTCACGATTCAATGCATGGCAAAGAAATAGGCGAATACGACATCACTGTTGACTTTGGCGAATACGTCAATCCAAGCCCAGAGAATGTTATTGCAACGATTGCAGATGCAATACAAGGACAAGTTATGGATATTAGAACAGCGCTTAAGGAATATTACGGCGATGATAAATCAGATGATGAAATCGAAGCTATAGCACTCAATATCAAAGTTGAGAATAACAAAGCACTAACACCACAAGAAAGAACAAGTGTTGGATTAACACCACAAGCGCCAACACCACCTATTGAAACATGATCCTTTTAGAAGACTTAAACAGGGATTACCGGAGATTCTATCCTAATCCAAAAGAAAAGTTATTCTTAGCTGATGTAGGTTGTCAATGGGTTATGTCATCAAACGTAAGTGCAGTTTGTAGATTCGCTGAATATCAGAATGACCTAGTGATTAGATTCGTAAATGGAAGCGTGTATCGTTACATGGGACTTGCTAACAAATACGATGAAATATTAGGTTCTAATTCAAAAGGTCGTTGGGTATGGGATCATCTAAGGGGTAGAGTTAAGGGTCAGCATAAAGTTCCATATCAATATCTCGGAAAGATATCACTACCAAGCGATGAAGACGTACCAGATGAAGTGCTATTTGATAATATGTTTTACGAAGGTATAGCGTCTCTGGTATTGTTAGAACAAGTTAACATGATTTCAAACATGATAAATGTTTTGAGATAAAGAAGCCGAAACGAGCGTTATCGTTATCAGTCGACAGACTATAAATCGGAAGGAGATTTAAAAATGGATGAAAAGTTACAAGAACTCTTAGGTCAAGAAGAGGTACAAAAACTGATCAATGACAAGGCAGCTGAATTGAGTGCTGAACATGTTAAAAAAGCACAGACAGAAGTCAAGCGTTCATTGAGCGAAAAGTTAAAGGTCAATTTATTTGATGATAAAGAAGTAGAAACATTTCTTACATCAAAGGTTGATAAAAAAGTAGTAGAAACTGTTAAAAGTTATTACGAAGCTAAACTAGCAGCAGCAACTGCAGCGCTAGAAGAAGCTAAGAAGAACACACCAAACGTCGAAGAGTATGAGTTAAAGGTAAAAGAAGCTTCAACAAAACTAGAAGATGTGTCAATCGAAAATGCACTTCTTAAGAACAACGTCGAACCAAATGACACACTTAAGAAACTTGTCATGCTTAAAAAGCAAGAGAATGCAGAAGTAGATGTAAACGACATCATCAAAGGTGTTGTTAAAGACTTTGGTATTACACAGACAAAAAGAGTCGGCATGCACATTGACACTTCGAACATGGTTAAGACAGGTCATGAACAAGCTATGGAAGAAATCCTAAAGCGAAAAACACACAAATAAAAAGGAGAAATAACACATGTCATTTATTGATGTAGATTTAGTCAAATACGGTAGTGAAACCGTTGACACGGCGTTTACGCCACTTTTAGAGCCCAACCTATGGGCAGCAAAGATTTTCCAAGACGGTATTACGTTCACTTCAAAATATGAAGTAACAGAAGCTGGTCAAATTGCGGTACGTAAATTAGGTAATCCAGCAAGTGCGAATACATCACAGTCATTAGACTTTACACACACTTCAACTGCTGATAGCTTAATTCCTATCAACTTTGACGTTCATATTCGCAGATCAGAAAAGATTTATGAATTAGTAGAACAAGCTAGAGTGTCTGGTAAAGGTGCTCAAAAAATGGATATGGTCGTTGAATCGGCAGGCGAAGAATTCCAAGAAACAGCGATTCAAAAGTTAGCTGAACAAGCTACTGCGGGATCTGTTACAACTGTTATTGACGGTTCAACATATACCATTAAGAAAGCAATCATCGACGTACGTAAAGAATTAAGAGAAAATAAAGCACGCCCAGACGTTCTGATTTGCTCAACCGATTCATATGCGTTATTGCTTGAATTAAGCGGTAAAGAATACATTCCAAATGCGAATGAAGATGTCTTAAGAACAGGTGTTCTTGGACGTATTTACAACATGAACGTTTTCGAAAATGAATTCTTGGGAGACCTTGAAGACACAGGCGGAACAGGTGTTGATGAATCAATCGACTTCGTTATGTATGACCATGACGCATACTCTGTATTATCAAGACTTATCGGCTTGCGTTTAATGCCAGCAATCGACTTTGTTGGATCATATGCACAATATCATTCAACACACGCATTCAAAGTTTCAAATGCTGACAGAGTCCTTAAGAAACTATCCGTAGTATCTGGTACTTAATAGCCGATGAAAGTTCAAAAAGGTAGTGCAGTAACCAACATACTAGATAAGAACCTTCCTAAGTATCTTGCGAACGGATGGAAAGTAGTTGATGATGTTAGCCCATTTGTTAACTACACAGAAGACCAATTGAAAGATATAGTCAAAGCAAAAGGACTCATCGCCGAGACGAAAGAAGACGCTATCGAAATGTTGGAGATTATCACAACCAAAGAACAAGTCAGTAACGAAGGGTTTACTGACAACCTAATCAAAGACATAGGGTAGGGGCTTAAACCCTTACCCTTCTTTACTAAAGGAGCATAACATGAATCCAAAAGACTTAGACAAAAATATCAGCGTATACGACTTTGATAATCATTTACCTGTACCAACCGTAGGGTACTTTAAAAAGACTACAGGAGAAGACATTATGCTTGAATTAGGGGTTGACGCACAGAAAGCTGCAGCAATCATGTTTAAGCACGCTAAGGACTGTATGAACATTCTACAAGCTAGCAAACTCATGCAAGATAGAAAAGTTGTTGAATATCTGATCGCAACAAATCAAGACTATCGCATGGACTTTGTAAACTATGTTTGTACCTATGTCGCAAGCACGCTCATCAACGGAGATGAAGCGATAACAGAATTAGGGCATACAAGCAATCCATTGGATAGACTTCCACAGTCTGCACAAAATGCTATTAAATCCACTAAAATAGGTATACAAAAATTCACAGATAGAATGCGATTTGAAGTAGAACAAATCTATCGAAAGGGGTATTAACTATGTATCCTGGGAATAAAGAATTTTCAAAACGTGGCCAATGGCAAGAAGCTGTCGTGCCAGGGGATGTTGACGAAATAAACAGAGAAGAAGACGACGAACATTTTGTCGGTCTAGTACCTTTTAAATATCGTAACGTTACAAAGAAACGCGGATATACAGAAACTGAAAATATCGAAATTAAGAAGTATACCGAAATCATCGAAACAAGAGCAAAGATTCGCTTCAAGGAAGGCGACAAAATCATCACTCAAGAAGGTGCAGAGTTCGAAGTTCAAGAAGTCGAAAGTTACATCGAAGACAAGTACAAAGACGCTGTTAGAGTTTATCCTAATCTATCAAATCGATACAAGATCAGTAGGATTTATCTATCATGACGCAAGAAGAATTACTACGCGAAATAGAGATATTAAAACTTCAAGCTGTGGTTGTTTTCACAGCCAATGCGCCACATAGAACAGGTGTTTTAAAAAGGGCAATCAAAGTTGAACCGGCAACAGAAGGATACGGCTTTAGAATAGTCTTAGACATCTATTATGCAGTCTATACAGAAGAAGTATGGCTAAGTCCGAAATGGCGTGGAAGAAGAAATCCTAACGAAGCGTGGTTTAGAAAAGCATTCGAATATGTACTTAAATATATCGAATCAAGATTAGGCGTACAATTTGCAAAGGGGTAAAATAAATGGAATATCTATCTAATCAGACTATAGCAAAACTCATAGAAGATAAATTGAATGACTACAGCGACTTGCTTTTTTCTAATGAATTAATCACAGAGCAAATCCGTTTTAGAATCACGGATGACTTTCAAAAATACACGAATAAGACACTTTATGAAGGTTTGAAGTATGTACCGGCTGTATTGCAGCTAACTGCGCCTAGAATGCCAGAGTACGCATTTGCGGGTATATTGGCAGAAGATTACGTTATCACTTTCTATGGTGTGATTAGACAACGTGATGATATTCAAAAAATATTGAACTACTACGTAAGAGTCGAAAACGACGAGAGAGTATTTACTCAAGACGGTTGGACGATTACAAAGACAGTTCAGAAACCGAGATTTATAGAACGCTTAGATCATAACGAAGGCAAGAAAGAAGATAGTTTCATCCTTCAACTTGTTTTAAATTGGTCATATGTGTTAGGTGGAGTCGTCGGCAGAGATTCTAATGTCAAAGTTGATAACGTCACTATGGATTACTATTCAATAGCATATCGCAACGATAAGAGTTTGTTGCCTAATATAACATTTGGTACACATTCAAACGATAAGCTCGTTTCAGAACAAGTCGTAGTTAACTTCCCTATTCAGTCAGGAAACGCTAAGAATGCAGAATTACTAGCGAGTATACTTAATAATTCATACAATAAAACACACACGATCCAATTTACAGTTGGCACTGTCGTTAAATCAATTATAGGTGTGCTAAGAAGTGGAACGCTAAGCTACAATAACGACAATCAAATTGTTGGATTTATTGTGACATTCCAAAAAGCATTGCCAAGAATACCTATTTACATCGACGATCAAACGGTATTAGTCGGTGCTTTTAGTGTTGACATGGAAAAAGGCATAGAAATTATTCCAGAAGTTGGTGCAGGAAGACTTTCTGTCAATGCGACGCCTGTTCGAATCGGACGATCAATATCTATGACTGTAATTTTGGATGGTAGCACTAAAGCAAATGAACTTGCAGAAGACATCGCTAACGATCAGCTTATGAAGAAGCAATACGTCATCAGACACTCTATCGGTGGTGTTGAAAGAACGTATAACGTCTTTATGCAGAAGGGACACTATAGATACACGGAAAATGCAGCCTTAACGCTTGAGTGTATTTTTGCTGGTGCTGCATAATGGCAGATGTAAGATACATTGCTGAATTAGTCATAACCGATAAAAAACTATCTCAATCGGAAAACAAAGCATTAAGCGAAATGATAGCCGAAGAGAAACTTCAAGAAGAGCAAGGGTCTAATCCCGTGTTAAATCAAAAGCCAGAGAAGTCGACGAGTAAGAATCTATCATCAAGCATTCAAAAAGGCGCTTCTGTAGGACTTGCAGTAGCTACCCTAGCAACAACCTTGATTACAACGTCAATCACGACTAACGCCGAATTACGCGGGGATTTTCATAGCTCACAACAATTAAAAAATAACGTTGCAATTGGTCAAGAGATTGGCGGAGTTGGCGCGACATTAGCATTTGGTGCTGCATTTGGCGGGCCTGCAGGCTTTGCATTAGCCGCAACAGCTGTAGCGACTCAATATGCGATTAGAGCATTTAATGTTGCTATGGAAACTAAGCGATATGTTGATCAAGTAGAAAAAGACAAATACAGATCAGCAATTGAACAACAACGTCTAATTAGGGATATAAGCGGGGTACGTAGATGAATATAACATTATGGATGAATGGTGCAAGATATGAACTAACACCGTATGTCAATCTCGACACAATAAACATATCACAAACAATAGACTCAACTTTAGATAGTGGGTCTTTTACCACGATTCCAATGACTAAAAATGCATTAGGTGTTACGATCGATTTATCAAGACCAATCATTAGACTATCCAGAGTTAGAATTGAAATAGATAACGATACGTTTGAATTCTTAGTTGAAGAACCTAAGGTAGATAAAACAGGATACGACACAATCGCAAACGATGAATTATATACTCACACGGTTAGACTGATTAGTTTAACAGCGTTGTTACAACGTAGACCAATACCAGATATGGCCGTTACGCAAGGTCTGGGTACGCTCGGTCTTTTTGTGCGTTCGGCGTCTGAAATGAAAAGAGCGGACCAAGAAAACATCGTCGCAATATTACCAGGCAATTGGTATGATGACTTATATATTAACGATCAGTACAGAGACCCTGAATTCTTTACAACAGCTCTAAGGGTAACTGATACAGATGTTACAGTACCATTAACAGTAACGACGCAATCTACAGATACAGATGTAATTAACGGCATGATTATGGTCGAACCTGACAGGAATTATCAAGTAAACATGGCGCTAAGCATATGGAATATACAAAATAGAACGGCTTTAGGAAGAGTGTCAAGTCCAGAAGCTGATGTTCAAATATCTATTTATGTAGGTGGCATTTTAAAACAGACAGAAGTTATACATTTAGATCCTGCAACACTTAGATATTCTGGTTGGTGGATATTTTCTACAGCACAAGATATTATACCTAGCATATCCAACGTCAATCGCACGTATACAATTAGAGCAGAAGCAGCGAATCAACTTGTTCAAATTAAAGTTAAAACACTCGGAACAATAACATATGACGGGCCTGTTGGCGGTAGTGGTGGCCCATATACTGACGGAGACGTTGTATGGTTAAAGACTGCTAACTTAAGCATTAATACAAAAGATGAAACGCAACAAGTTGAAATATACTTAGACCAAGTCATCGATAAAGTCTTATCGGTTGGAAAAATTGGTAAAACTCCAGAATTTGTACAAGGTCAAAATACACGTGCTAGATTAAGACAAATTAAGTCTCCGGATTATATGTGGAAAGGGTACTACATGTGGGACGCTTTAAACGAGATAGCTGGATATGTCGGCGCGTTAGTAACCATGAACCAAAGGACAAATGTAAACGAATGGACACAGGCTGCCGCCAAAGATTACGCAGACGCATTAACTAGGGTAGAAGTAATAGCAAGCCCAGAGCGATTTATGGACTATTTGGATTGGTTCTATCAAAATTACCCACTAGGCACAGTAGCAAAGCGGTTTATTGCTGAATCATACGAATTTGTAGAAGGTAGCGTAGGAGAATGGAACGAAGGTAAAACTTATCAATGGCAATCTCAAACATCATTAAACGAACCATTCGATTATGATGTAACAAGCCTACAAGCATTGCCAACGCCGTTAACAAGTGGATTAAAAGGGCGTGTAACCGTTCGGACATGGATCAATGCTTCAAATCACATCGCAGACTTCGGATATATCAAACCACGTGTTCAAGATTTGCCACTAGCTGATGTCAGCGGTAAAAAAGCGATCATCACAGGATTTGATTTAATTGCTTCTGATTATTCAGAATGGCAAGCTGCGTATCGTATTCGTTGGGCTGAAAGAACAAGCCTAGCAGCACCTTATCAATATGAAATAACAAACGTCAACCAACTTCCAGAACCTACAAGCGTTGGTTGGAGAGCTAGACTCACAACATTAGCATGGGAAGTTAAAAACTATCACACGGCAGATTATGGATTTATATTTGCAAAATATGCTGATTTACCAGCGACGCAGCAAAATGGTAAAAAAGCAATTGTCACAGGATACGATTTGATCGAATCAAACTATTCAGAATGGATATCAACATTTCAAATGACGTGGGTATCAAAAAGTACACTCGCTTCTCCATACACATATGATGTTCACAAATATAGTGACCTACCACAACCGCCTTCAACATTCAATTTGAAAGCCAGAGTGAGAGTGCCTAATTGGAACTATCTAGGATACAAATATCAAAACGAACCATTTGTTGCCGATCAAGGTTACATTCAAGCAACATTAGACATGATTCCTTTTAGTTCGGCAATAGGTAAAAAAGCAATCGTTACAGGATATAATTTGATACCTTCTGACTATTCAGAATATCAAGCGTCATCATCAAAGCTTAATTTGACAACACCAGAGTTTCCTAATGTTTCGGATGTTTGGTACGCAATGCAAAACCAAGCAGAACAATACTTCAATGACTTAGGTCAAGCATGGGGCTTTAACACAATTATTAGAACCGATGACGGTTTCGGGAATTTATACTTCAAGTTATCTCCGGTTACAGGGGATGAATTAAAAGCGTACTCGCTAGGTTCAGTAACAACAAGTTACTATCTATCTGAAAATATTTCAAGTGCTCCACGTATTACTGTAAATGTTCCAGAAATGCCGTCGATTCCAGATGTTTGGGACTCGTTACAATCGCAACAAATTCAAACGTTTGAAGATTTATCCCAAAATGCAGCTGCTGGTTTGGTTATAAGAACCGATGACGGTTTAGGGAGCAACTATTACAAGCTGCAGTATGCCGAAAATGGCAACTTAAGATATTATGAATCGAATGTTAGTTTCAGATACTTTGAAACAGAAAGTTATTATATCGAACCTAGAGTTACGGTAATCGTCGGAGAAGGTGGTCATAACGACAACGATGTATGGGCTGCGCTTCAAAGTCAAGAACCAACGATATTTAATAACTTGCGCCAAAATTGGCAATATGGTCTTGTAATAAGAGCGGATGACGGGACGGGTAATTTATATTGGAAACCTTCGTATGTTTATGAAACTGACTTCTTATACAGGTTATCAGATGTTCAAAGAAGCTACTATCGATCGATTGAAATACTAGCTGGCAATAGACTTACGGTAACAGTACCAGAACTTCCAAATGGGCTAGATGTTATGGAAGCTTTAAAAACACAGTATCCGCAATATTATGCGGATTTAGAAGACTTTTATCTATCTGGTGGAATGGTTAGATCAGATGACGGTCTAGGAAATGCATATTGGAAACTATCAGAAATTATCGAAATGTACGCAAAAGTTGTTGAATCAATCAGCACCAAACCGACGGTTGAGTTTAAATTCTTTGATGATATGGAATCACAAGTTCTATATGACGCGCCAAATGAAAAGAGTCATGCTGCGATAGCTTATTTTGAAGACTATGTAAACGCGATTGAAATAAACGCTGAAAACATCATAGGAGACGAAAACGCAATCAAGGTAGAACCTTATTATAACGGTTGGGCAACACTTAGAGCAATTGAAGACGGATTGGCGCAAATCACAACACAAAATCTAGGTTATCACACGTCATTAAATATTGATAAGCCTAGAAAGATACTTGTTAAAGGTATTCCTGTGACTACAGCTAATCACACATTCAACGCAAGCACTGTATGGGATATCACAGAACGCGTGTTAGAAAAGACATATTGGGATACGCTAACAAATGAATCAGCCTATACGTTCATTGGGCGGTCATCATTCAACAAAAATAACACACTGTATTATGTTAAAGGTCAAAACAAGATATTCAACATGTCGTTTACTGGCACATTCGAACCACAACTCATTGGCCAACCACAAGTTATCAGAGCTTTATATGAAGCAGTATACGCTGTAGCAACTCTACAAACGCAAGAGAATGTAACGTCAACTGATCCAGGTACTACTACGGCTGATGAAAACGTGTTGATCTATATTGAATACAAACAGTATTCACAGTCAAGAATGACGATATATAAAGAAGATCAAACAGGATTCCAAACAGAAACAGTTAAGTTTTACAATGAAACAGCACGTGTTAACGAAGCTAAGGCACTTGGGAACTATGCACAAAACATTGTCAATCGCATGGGTGGTACGAACGTATCTAAAACAGGCATAACAGCAACAATTGGAGAGATACCGAAAATTGGACAACCTAATACAAAAGGTCAAATACTCGTTGTTCGAAATATCCAACCTAGAAATGATCATGTGCTTTACAGTTTAAACTATGTTCAAGATTACGCAATTATATCAAGTTATGTCGACATATCAAGCAGATTAAGACAGTACGAAATACCGCTTGATGAAATGGTGTTAAGAATTGACAAGTATAGAGAAATGATGATATTCACTGATTGGAATCAATATTCTGATGAGACGTCATATCAAAATGTTAGTCTATTCTTAAATGTTTTAAAGAACCTAAAGACACCGGGAAGTCCAACGTATGCAAGAATCGAATATGAACATTCAGACGGAAGCATTAAGCGCGTAGACGCAAACGTAGACGTTATTGCAATGGGCAAAACGTTATCAATTAACGTACGAATGAAAGACAATTTCTCCGCCGGAATTAGAAAGTATACAACTGTAGTTGGCGGGGTAACTCAAAAATGGCAAGAAGATGTTCAGTATGCAGATGTTTATGGTAGAGCTAGCCAAATCAAAGTCGACCTCTATGTCAAAGGAAATACAACATCAGTTAGCCGAATGAACAGTTATCCGCTATCATCTTTCGGATTAGGCAACACAATGATTTCTAGCTTAGAGTATGAACTGAATAAAGACGCTAGAGAAATAACCGCTTTAGCACAAGAAATGACGTTCCTAACGGAATCAAATAGTGTGGTTATCTATTCTGGATTTGCTAGATTTAATCCATTAGCGCTTCCGGAAACTGTGACGTATAACATCAAATCAGCCGTGTTAAATTATCGCCCTGGAAAGAACTCGACAATCGTTGATCTAAACAAGATAATCGCTGACACAGTGGGTGTAAATATCGTAGGTAATAGAATCGATATTACAACGACACAAACCGGTCAAGGCGTTGTATGGTATGAAGAAAACACGCTAGAACTTATTATGGTTGTTTTCATGACAGGAACTTCTAAATCAATATACTACAAGATAAGAAGGTAGAAACATGAAAAAATTAACACTTTTAACCGTTTTCATGATATTATTATTAATAATAAGTGCATGCGGATATAAACAACCTGAAGGGTATGTCAAGTTATATTTTCACAATAACGGTACAGATTGGATCGCCTACG